ACCCAGATTTCAGAATATCCTTGGGAAAACTTCGGCAATCCCTTGCCTTCCGGCTTGAAGAGAATACAGACAATGTCAATCATCTGGCTCAGTCTTCTTCGGCTTTCTGGCTGGTTTTCGCTTTACTAATTTGGGTTGACTCTCACTAGTTAAGCCCACGCTTCGATCAATCAGCGGCTCTTTCTCTTCGTAGGGAACAGCCTTGCCCAATCGCATGATTTCGCGAGCTGCTTCCACCGTTACAGAGACGATCTGTCCAGCTTTGACAACTTTTCCGTCTGCTACTGTTGAGCGAATGATTTGAACTTTCATTTTATCGCCTTCAGTAATTCGTTTAGTTCTGGATTAAAAGTCTTCACTCGTTTTGGATTTCTTAGTTTCTGAATGATTTCGCCCCAGGCTGATTTTCTTGGGTTTCGTTTCCCTTTGAAGGCTTGGTCATTTTCTGGCCTGACGTACTGATGCCAGTAGTCGCGCCTTGTGTTTTCGTAGTTATCAACCCCACACAACCAGATTTCTTTATAGCCCATAAAGTCCGCTGTCCAGAGTGCTTCTGGGCCGCTCAGTTGAACCCAAGGGCAAATCCCAGCGTAAATATCGTTTTCTTTTAAATCCTTAAATTGTGGTGAGACAATTGGGCATGTAAGCCCAATGTCTTCTCTTAAAAACTGAATCATGCTTGGATCGTGAGCGTAAGCCCAAGCCAAGTCTGGCAAGAGCGCAGCATGTTGATTTACCGAAATCCAATGAGCGCTCTTCCAGTTGCTTTGACGAACGTCAGATGGCGCAGAAGGTGAGCCGCAAATCAAAAGTGCAGTTTCCCCTCTACACCAATCCTTGAGTTCATCTAGGTGAAGCACTCAGACAGTCACATCCTGTGCTGCGCTGAAGCTTTCAGGTCGGGCAACAGCAACATCCATCATTTGATAGAAGTAGAGGTTGACCGTTGAGTTTCCGGCTGCGCCATAGGGATCAACCAGAACATCCAGCGCACCAAAGAAGCCCAGATAAAGATCGGTGAAATTACCGAATAGCAAGGCATATGGCGCTGAACTTGGCGCTTGGGTTGTCTGGACAACCGGATAACCCAACAATGAATCCGTGTCCATCATGATCATTCTGGAATCGGTTGAACTCGCTACCAGTGTCTGCATCAGCTTGCCAACGACTCTTGGATGGGTCACCCAGTAGAGACTTCCCAACAAAGCATTGTCCGCTGCAACTTCACTCCAAATATCCACACAGTTGCCATAGGTCAGCGCAGCATTTCCAGAGGTTCCAGCGGATTCAACGTCACCAATTCCGGTAGTTCCCAGAACTCCGGTAGGTTCATTTGAACCGCCACCTTTGATTGCGACATTGTCCAGCTTTGCTGCAAACAGTCGGATCATGTGATCACGCAAAGTTTGCTCAATGTTGCCATTGAGTCCTTGGTGCAGAAGCTGGCGAGAAATCTGGATTTTGTTTGCTGCGGTTTTTGGACTCATGGTGATTTGTCCAAAGTCCGGTTCATTATTGGCAACGCTTCCGGTTTCAGTCTGGAAAGTGACACTCGCATTCGCTGAAAACTTGGGGATTTGAACATCACCAACCAAGCCTTCAAAGCGAGTTGCGCCAACCTGTCCCATAATTGAGGTTGAAATCAGCGCATCAATGAAACGGTCTGCCAAGAAGTTGTCCGCAACCGCCTTATCACCAAAGCCAGAGCCGCTGGAACCTGTTACTCCGGTGAGTGTTCTGCTTTGGAAGCCGTGGTCTGGAATGTAGAAACCTCTTGGCTCTTTTCCGGTCCGGCTCGCGATTTCGCGTGAAATCTCGCGCTCAAATCCAGCGTTTGACCAATCGTTGTTGGCTGCGGCTTGGATTGCTCGAACCAAAGAGTAATTTTGCTTCTCTTTTTTGGTGAGTTCCGGCTGCACGACATGCGGATTCGTGCGGACTTCGTCGCTCAGTTCTTCAGCGAATTGAAGATAGGGCTTGCCTTCTCGAATGGCTCTTTCTGCAAAGTCAGACTTACCAAAACCTTCTGCAAGAGAACGGATTTTGTTTTGCTCGTTCAGCATCTGCTGACGCACAGATTTTTCATCAATCACTGGGACAGGTTCATTAGTTACCTGCACGTTTACGCCTTCCATTTCCATTTTTTCTTCCTTTTTTGTAGGTAAAACACTTCTTCCTACGCCCACACCTTTATCGGCTGGAACGCTGACGATTGAAATTTCCTGCGGATACCAAGAATTCACTCGAAAGATTGCTCTACCGTCGATTTCCTCTTCAGTAGGTGTCATCCCTTTGACTGAATACCCCACAGAAACATTTGAGCGAATGCCATCTCGAACATCCGCAAAGACCTCTTCAGCCAGTGCGCTTCTTCCGAATCGTACTGTCGCCCGTGCTATTCCAGCCGTGCTATCAAGGTCTACCCTTTCGACAACGCCAATTTGCTGGCGCATATCGTGATCCAGTAAAAGCGGCATTCTTCCGCTTCTCGCAAAACTCAAATCGATCTCGTCTTCACTGTGGCCCAGCACTTCATAACCGAATTCCCTTTCAACTGGGGATTGTGAAGACCAAGCTAATCTAACTCTGCGATCATCCTTTTCTTTGTCATATGACCAGCCGCGCTCAACCTCCCCAACTCGAAAGCTGAGTGGTTCAGGTGTGGCTTTTCTCTCTTCTTCTGCCATTTCTGTTTCTGGCTCTTCTGCGACTTCTTCGGCTTTGGCCTTCGCAAAGGCGACGATATACTCGTTTTCTGTTTCTTCGACTTCCAAGACATGTCGAGTCGCTAATTCTTTTACTTCCATACGTTCCTTTTCTTTGTTTGCTTGCTCAACGATTTTGTTTGCCCAAGTTTTTCCAGCATCACCACCCCAAAGAGCGTTTGCAATCCGTCCGTTGCTTGGATAGCCTTTCTCTCCTGGTCTATAACCTTCGGCTTTTTTATCAACCTCATGGCGAGCGAAAAAACTTTTCATTCTTTTGACGGTATCTAGTGAGAGATTCTTTTCGTTGACAATGTCTCTCGCTCTCGCAACTCCAATCAGTGTTCCGCCTCGCCCAAATTCTTTCCGCCATGCCAAGCCCTTTTTGGCTTCTTCCACCATGCCTTGTGTGGGCTTGTGTCCCTCACTCATCCGCTGCCTCTTGCTCGTTTTCAGCAATTTCAGCTTGTGTCAAATCTAGGAAGAACGGTTGCTTCGGCCCTAATGGTTTAAAGTGTCCCACTTCGATTCCATAACGTTCTGCCATTGCTACGTCTTGCTGGATCTGGCTAAACACTTCTTCAGGATCTCGCCCATACTGAAGTTGGACATCTGAGAGGCTCATAAAGCCGGATTGAACCGCTGCCGTGGCTGCGCTAATTTCTTTAGCAGGATCAACCCAAGCGAAACCTCTTCCTCTGAATTCAGCACTTGGAATAAATTTCGATTCTGCCTTTTCCATTGACCAATCGAATGTCCCTCGTAGCACTTGAACTTTGTGCCACTCGCGATAGATCGGCTTTGCCAAATGAGTAATCAAAAATTTCTGCAACATCCGGTAATGATCACGCTCTGAGATTGCGCCTTGTCGAATGCTCGAATAATTGACGCCTGTCAAATCGTTGGAAAGTTCGGCATAGCTAATGCCCAAGCCGGAAGCAATCGAACGTAAAACGGCAGAATGGAAATCAGGAAATGCGGTTGTCGGATGAGTGGGGTCCCAAGCTGAAAAAGACATTCCAGCCGGAAGTTGTTGAATTGAGCCAGGACTTGCGTCCATCACGGGCTGATAATCGTCGAGCGTGTCTTCTCCATCAAAACCGTCACCTTCTGGCGATTGAAGAAAGCCCATTTTGGCTGCGCCCAATCTTGCAGCGACTACCTCGGCTTGCAGGTATCCTTGCAGTTGGTGCATGGATTCCATGACAGAAGCGAAAGCTGGAACGCCTCTCGTTTGCTGACTTCTTTCCGGTAAGTAAATGTGCAAAAGTTCTTCAGCCGGAATCCGAACACGCCTCATGCCGTGGTGGTAGCTTCCAACTGTGCCGTAATTCAGCGGATGGTCTGGGCCTTCGAAAAGGTGATAGGCAACGGGTCTATGAAAACGGTTAAGTTCCACCCCCATGATGATTCGGTTGCCGTTTGAAAGCGTGGTGTCGTATTGCTCGTCAAGATAGTCACCTTCAAGAATCTGAAGGCCAAAGCCGAAAGGCAAAGATTTGTCTCTGACTAGTTTGACTAAAACTTCACCGTCTCGCTGAACGCTCTCAATCACTAGCTGTTGAACGTCAATCCAACTGAGCTTGCCGCTAACCTCGCAATTCCCTAGTTGACTCCACTCTTTCCAGGCTCTTTCGATTCTGGCGTTGCCAACTTGGTCTAATGGCCCTTGAGCAGTGTTCGGATCTGGCCTTCCGTTGACTAATGGAAGATTTCTGGCGCGGCTTTGAAAGGTTAATCCCTCATGCCCAACAATCATCGTGCGGTAAACCTGCAACGCTCTTTTAGCGTAAGGATTATTTCTTGATAACTGACGACTTCTGTCTCGAAGTCTGCGGATTGCGCCACGGATTTCTGTATCCGCAGAAGTGGCAGGAGAAAGAAAATCAGAAAGCAGAGAAGAGACTTGATTCCCTAAATAAGAGCGTTTGCGCTTTGGGGTTTCGGCTTTGCTTTGAGGCTTGGATTCTCTGCCGATTAAATCGGGAGGCTCGTTTTTAAAGGGCCACATTAGCCAAGTCCTCCAAATCTAGTGGCGATTACGTCACCCGTTGGCTTACCTGCTTTTCTTCGCGTTGCCTTGATTTCTTTTCGCAGCTCAGACTTCCAATAGTTCAGTTCCTGGCGAGTTTTCACCATATCCGCATAAATCATGTTTCGATCTGCGATGGCGTATTGGCTCGCATGCTTTTGGGCTAACTCTTTGAGCGTTGCCTCCAGATAAGTAACCATTAAATCAGCGGTTGAACGCGGATCACTTTGGTTGGAATCGTAATCGCCAATGATGTCCCAAACGCCTTCTGAAACAGAAATCTGCTCAGAATCAGAAGCGCGAACAATCCAAGCCTGCCAATGCAAATGACCTAATGGATAATCGGCAGTAGTAGCGCTGGGAACTTCGATAAAATAGGTGGAATCTGCTTCAGTGGCGGAAAAAGTGATTTCCTGTCCGCCACCATGAACGCGAGCGTGATAATGGAGAGAGTAAGAACCAACCGGATAAGGTGTAGCTAGATCGTCGCGCCTCCATGTCCAGAAAGCGCCAGCGATTAAGGTTTCCGGCTCAGTTGTGGGGTAGTTGTTGCGGTCAAATAGATCAATTGCCATGCGCTAGGTTTAGCGCAAAAGCAAAAGGCTGTGGGGAATTTTGGGAATTTTGGGAATTTTGGGAAAATTGGCAAAATTAAAAAGATTGATTTTCGTTGTGTAAGGTGTTCGCCAATTCTTTTAGGTTGTTTTCTTTAAATTCAAGCCATTCTCGAAGAGAAAAGCGGAGGGGGTTGCTTCCTGTAGCTATTTGCTTAAAATCCTTAAATTTCTTTAGCATTCTGTAGTTAATAATCAATTTTTCATTTTTAGGAAAATCTAAAAGAGGCTTAAAAAGATGATCGCACTCCTTAAAAATATCGTCTAATTCATTGAGAGGCGTATGCCTTGTGATTATTTTTAATTCAATCAGAATCTCTCTTTTTTTCAGAATATTGTCGACAACTCTTGGAGCGGATTCTGATAATTCGCCTTGAACAGACCAGCTTTCTTCAAGCGCTACGTCAATCAAGTCTTCTGCTGATAACTCAAAGCCTTCATCAGACAAAAACTGAAGAGCCTGCTTGAGAGTCAATAATTTTTCTTTTTTTGCCACGCTTTTTTATCGAAATTCTAAATAATTACTTCGGCTTTCAATTCGCCACCTTCCTCCAACCCGATAGCTCGGCACTAGTCCACTCTCACAGTATCGGTAGGCAGTGCTTTTGCTGATGTCCAGCAAGGCTTGCAGTTCCTTTGGTGTGATATACGGCATTCTTGGTGGTCTTCTCATTTAAAATCCTTGAATCCAAGAGCGTCGAGGCATACGAAGGCGGTTTCTTCGCATTGGTGGGCTGTCCACTTCCGGTGTAGGAGGTGGAGGTTCTTCGATTTCGTTGATTTTATTCGTCAGCTTGTCCAGATTCTTGACATTCAGAATCGCTAGAGCGGACAAAGCATAGACTCGGCAGTCTAACGCCTCATTTCTGTCTCTGGTTTTGATCCATTCGCGTTTTGCATAGCCTTTCGAGTGCTTCGTTGCCAATCTCTCGCTCAAAAGTTCCAGAAAATAACTTCGATCACGGCTCATTGGAAAATGGCAAAAGCCTGCGCCTTTTTCTTCAATCCTGAGTTGAGCAAAAATCTGCTCTTTGGCGGAAAATGTGCCGATTGGGTAGAGTCGAACCTTGCCAATGTTGTTTCGGCTTGGTTTGCCTACAATCGG